AAAAATTGAATTAATATAATATTTATATTTAAAATTAATATAAAAATAAATTATATATATAATATTATGGAAATCAATAAAGAAGATTTAAATATATTAAAAGATTTAATATTTGAAAATGAATATAGTTTATATGATTTACAATATAATTCATTTCATCAATTTTTAGATATAAATATAATACAAGAATTAAAAAAAAAAAATACATTTTATGAAACAAAAAGTATTAATGGTGAATTTATATATAAGTATAAATTTAAATTTGATGATTTACAGATAAAACCTCCTATGTTAAATAATAATGAATATATGTGGCCAAATGATGCTAGAACAAAACATTTAAGTTATGTTTCAAAAATATTTAGTAAAGTACAACAAGTTCAAGAAATCCATAATGTAGTAACTGGCGAAATTACAGAAAATAATATAGGTAGTCCAGAAGTATATGAAATAGCAAAAATACCAATTATGGTTAAAAGTAGATATTGTACTACTAATTTACTAAAAGGAACTAAAAATCAAGAATGTAAATATGATCCTGGTTGCTATTTTATAATAAATGGAAATGAGAAAGTTATCATTGGATTAGAAAAAATATGTAATAATAAAATATTAGTTTTTAAAAAGAAAGATATTAGTTTTCCAGATAAATATACATATATATGTCAAATAAATTCTAAATATGAAGAATATAATGAAAATATACAAATATTAAGTATTAAAATGAAAAAAGATTTTTCAATATATGTTCAAACACTAATATTTAATGAAGTTCCATTATTTATATTTTTAAGGGCATTTGGTATTGAAAATGATAAAGAAATATTTGAAAAAATAGTTCATAATTTAAATGATAATGAAATGATAAATGTATTAAAATATTCTGTTAATAAAATATTATTTGATCAAACAAAACCAAAAGGTGATGATAATATTGAAATCAATTCTCAAGAAGATGCTATAAGATATTTAATATCAAAATTAAGATGTAATATTAGATTTAATGAAGAGAATGAAGATTTACAATATATACAAAAAAAAATTCGTATTGATAGTATTTTAAAAAATGATATTTTACCACATATGGGAAATGATATTTTAAATAAAGGACATTTTATATGTTTAATGGTTCATAAATATTTACAAGTTTATTTAGGTAGAAATGAAATTGATGATAGAGATAGTTATAGTAATAAAAGAATTGATTTACCAGGTAATTTAATGCTTATATTATTTAAACAATATTATAAAAAAATGTTAAATGATATAAATAAATATTTTAAAAAGAAAAATTATCCATATCCTGGTAATGAAGAACCAATTAATATTTTAAACCAAATAAAACCAAATATTATTGAACAGGGTATGAAAAATAGTTTAATGACTGGTAATTGGGGGATTTCAAAAAAGAAAGGTGTATCACAAGTATTACAAAGATATAATTTTTTACAAACAATATCTTTTATTAGAAGATTTAATTCTCCAGCAATGGATCAAAGTAGTGGAAAAGTAACTAATATTCGACATGTTCATTCAGATCAATATGGATATATTTGTCCTGTTGAAACACCTGATGGTGCTAAAGTTGGGTTAGTAAAGAATTTAGCATTAACAGCAACAATAACATTAAATCATGAAGATCAAAATAATACAATTATAAATTTAATACAAAATTATATTATAAATATAAAAAATATAAAATATTTTGAAATTCAAAATTATATTAAGATATTTATAAATGGTAAATGGTTAGGTATTACAAATGAATATAATAAAATATTAAATATTATTAAAAGTGCTAAATATCGTAATATTATTGATTATACTATAACAGCTTTTATTGATTATAAAAAATATGAATTATATATAAATTCTGATAATGGTAGATTAATTCGACCATTATTAAAAGTTAAGAATAATAAATTATATTTAACAAAAGAAATAATAAATAAAATTAAATCTAATAATATAAAAGATAAAATTACAAGTTGGAATAATTTATTAATAAAATATCCAAAAATTATTGAATATGTTGATGTTGATTATTCTAATAATTGTATGATTGCTATGACATTAAATGATTTAAAAATACATAATAAACGAAGTAATACTATTATTAAAGATCCTAATTTATATGGAGATAAAGTTAATAGATATAATGATAGTGTATATGTAAATTATACACATTGTGAAATACACCCGTCATTATATTTAGGTACAACATCCTCAAATATACCATTTTGTGAGCATAATCAGGGACCTAGAAATATTTATAATTACTCTCAATCTCGTCAAGCAATGGGAATATATGCTACAAATGAAAGACATAGAATGGATATTACATATAGATTAATGCATCCTCAAATTCCGTTAGTAATTACACAAAGTATGAAATATTTAAAAACATTAAATATGCCTGCTGGAGAAAATTGCATTATAGCAATCTGTTGTTATGGCGGATATAATCAAGAAGATTCTGTTGTCTTTAATGGGTCTTCATTACAACGTGGAATGTTTAGATCATTTGTAATTAAAAAATATAGTGCTGAAATACAAAAAAACCCTAATTCTGCTCAAGATGAAATATTTATGAAACCAGATAGAGATAGTGTAATTAGTATGAAAGATAATAATTATGATAAATTAAATGATAAAGGTTATGTTCCAGAAGAAACACATGTTGATAATAAAGATATTATTATAGGTAAAGTATCACCTATTAAACCAGATAATAATATTGGAGAAATATATAAAGATGAAAGTATTAGTTATAAATCTGGTGCTAGTGGAATAATTGATAAAGTTAATTTTGGTATTATAAATAATGATGGATATGAAATGTGTGATATAAAAACTCGTTCAGAAAGAATACCAAAAATTGGTGATAAAGTATGTAGTCGTCATGGTCAAAAAGGAACTGGTGGAATTATATTAGATTCTGTAGATATGCCATTTACTGATGAAGGAATACAACCAGATATTATTGTAAATCCAAATGCTTTACCATCAAGAATGACTATAGGACAATTATTAGAAACTCTTGTTGGTAAAGTAGGAATAATTCGTGGCGAATATGTTGATGCTACACCTTTTAATGAAATTAATTTAGAAGAAACATTTAATATTTTAGAAAAAAATGGTTATAACAAGTATGGTTATGAAACATTATATTGTGGAATGACTGGTAAAAAAATAAAATCTCAAATATTTATAGGACCAACATATTATTTAAGATTAAAACATTTAGTTCAAGAAAAAATACATTCAAGAGCAAAGGGTCCAAAAACAATTTTAACAAGACAACCACCAGAAGGTAGAACAAAAGATGGAGGTTTAAGATTTGGAGAAATGGAAAGAGATTGTATGATATCGCATGGAATGGGACAATTTTTAAAAGAAAGATTAGTAGACACTTCTGATTTATATCATATTTATGTATGTTCATCATGTGGATTATTTGCTAGTAAAATGATAGATAAAGATATATATACATGTAAAGTATGTGAAATAGATAAAAAGGATTATACTACACATAAAGTAGCTATACCATATGCTTTTAAACTATTAATACAAGAACTTCAAACTATTAATATTTTACCAAGAATTAAGATAGATAGAAATATTTATAATGATTAATTATTTTATTTATACAATATATTAAATTATTTTATTATTTAGATTATATAATAAAATATATTTATGAATTATAATTTTAATCTAAATGAACATACATTAAATTATTATAATTTAGATGATACTCATACTAAAGAAACAAATATAAACAAAAAAATATTATGTAATATGGGATTAAATTATGATAATATTGATTTAATTAATAATATTGATATTACAAAATTAAATACAAAACAAAAAAAATATATTATTTTTTTTAAAAATAGTATAACAAATGAATTAAATAGTATTATTGAAATAGTAAATAGTAATACTATTATAGAAAATATTATTTATGAAAAAAAAAATAATAGTGAATCAACTAATGATAATGAATTAAGCAATAGTAATGAATTAAGCAATAGTAATGAATTAAGCAATAGTAATGAATTAAGCAATAGTAATGAATTAAGCAATGATAGTGATTTAAGTAATAGTAATGAATCTTGTAATGAATTTGATAATGAATCAGATAATAATTCAGATAGTAATAATAATTCAGATAGTAATAATAATTTAAATAATAATAATTTAAATAATAATAATAATTTACAAAATAATAATAATAATTTACAAAATAATAATAATAATTTACAAAATAGTAATAATTTAGATAATAATAGTAATTTAGAAAATCATAATATATTTTCTAATTTAATTACAGAACAAATTTTTAATTTAGATCAATTTTTAAATACAATAATAGATATGACTAAACAATTAAAAATTAAATTTTAATTAAATTTTAATTAACTTTTTTTTGATTGTTTTTCTAACCAATTTGATAATTCGGTTTTAAAATAGTCCGGACTGTTTGTTGGTTCTCCAACATACATTTTAGATAATAATGATTTTCTTTCTGTACTTATATCACTTATAAAATTGGGAACATTTGTCATTACATCATAAAATACAAATTTTAAAAATGCAACTATAGTTATAAAGATCCATAATGGATGATATTCTATTGGTGTAATAAAGTGTAATATTAAAATTAATTCCCATAAATGTGAAAACATATTTGAAACCATGCTCCAACCACTATAATTATGTTTTTGATATTTGGTTTCAACTATTGATATCTTATCATGTATTTCATGTTTTTTTTTTTCATTTTTCTCTTTATCTAATTCATGATTTAAATCTTTATATTTATGTTTATACCACATTGGTAATATTAATGTATAAATTAATGCTCTTGTTATCCATATCCACAATAATATTGATCCATTACCATTAAAATTATCTTCTTTTGTAGTTGAATCATAAATTGAATTAAATACTTGTGTGAGTATTTCCATTTTTATATATATATATATATATATATATATATATTTTTTTTTCTATAATTATTATTATTATGATAAATGATATTATATTAAAAAATTCTAATGATGATAGTATTAATTTAGAATTTATAGATGATGATGATGAAATTATAGATTTTGATGATTTTAATAATGATTTAATAAATAAATTTAAAAATTGTAAATCAAAATTAAATGAAACAAAGCAAAAAATAATAAATTTAAAAAAAAATGATAAATTATATCAAGAAAAAATCTATATATCTATACAAAAACATATTTTAATTAAACATATACAACAAAAATTAAATAAATTATATCAAAAATTAAGATTAATAGATTTAAAAAATATAAAATATAAAAAATGTTATGATATTTTTAATATAAGTATTATTATATTATCAACAGGTTTAACAATACTCGAATCATCCAAAGCATTTATACAAAATGATGATAATATAATAAATAATTTTAAAGATTATTTCTTTAATATGTCTGGTATAATATTAAGTAGTGTTATAACATTTAGTGCTTCAATATTAAAATTTAAAAAATATCAAGAAAAAATGGAAAATATATGTAAAATTATTGAGAAAGGAACATATACTATAGGAGGTTTAAAGAAAATTCGTGAAGATTTAATATTTTGTAATAATAAGGTATGTTTTAATATGATAAAAAAAAAATATAAAGAAGAAGTTTATGAAAATTATATTATTATTAATCAAGAAATAGAAAGAATATTAAAAAATAATGATTATGATAAATATTTAGAATATATTTATAATACTGATTTTAAAATTCATATTTTAAATGAAAAAAGAAAATATTTTTTTAAAAATTATAATATTGATAAAAATATTGTTAAATTTAATATTAATAATAAAAAACCAAAAAATTATTGTTGTTAATTTAAATATATATATATTAATATTAATATTAATGATATATATTTGGGTTTTTACTTTTATTTTTTTAAATTATTTGATAGGT